CCTTGGATTGTCTAGTTATTACCAATCCTCCACCCTCATGTGACTGCACTAAAGGATCCTCTAGTCTGTGATACCCATATAGCTTTTCGTTCTCAGGTACATTTGTATCTAAAAGTCCAGAGCTATGTGCTACTTCAATTTTCACGCCTCTTGTAGTAGCAATCGCACACCAAAACTCAGTGCAAGCTCTCCCTGCTTCCGCCATGCTGACGTTCTTATATGTGTAGTCTAAGCCGTATAAACAAAGCTCTTTTGCTCCGTAGTATATCGCATACGCTATGGCATAGGGGACAGTATTGTTAAAATAACAAATATTTAAATCTTTAATTACTGCTTCTAACGGATAAAGTTCTAAATGCTTTACTCGAGCATCCATCTCACAAGTAATAATAGGTTTAGTGTTACTTTCTAAGAACTCTCTAGCTATGCCCGTCTGTGATCCCGCACTATCCGAGTCTAAGAACCGTGATACGGGGTCCATCATTATAGTTTTATCAACATGAATGATACCACCCACGCAGTTAATGCCCCAGACTTCATCAAAATGTTCTGAACGTATTCGAGCAGCTATATAATCAGAATAACTTCCACCCAACCCAACAATAGCTATTTTCATGTTCTAGCCCTACTAGGTAAACCTTGTCGATATGCGTCTGAATTTTCTCTAGCTTCCCCGTAATCTTTTAATCTTTCTAAAGATTGCATGAAACGTTCTTGGTACATTTTCATAACATCCGCCTCACCCTTCATAAAAATATTTGCTTCTATAAGACTTCCATACAACATAGCATTTGGTGCATTTTTACTTAACCACGTTGTTCCGTTGTCACCAGCTAAAACCAAGCTACTTGGGCGATAAAAATAATGTAATTCCATAGTGTAATCAGCATCGGGAGTAGGAGCTAAAATAAAATTTTCTATGTCAAAAAAAGCATAATATTTAGGGGTTCCCGTAATAGAGGCATTAGGGTTATAGGATTGTATAAAATTAACATCTTTTTCTTCTAAAAATTCTTTTGTAGAAGAATTTAAAACAGATAAACTAAAAGAGGCTAAATAATCACTCGGGACTTGTAAATATCGATTGCTCGTAGAGCTACTACCCGTAACATTCTTACGAAAGTATTGTAAATCAATTGAATTTAAAATAGTTTGTTCTGCTGTTTCAATAAAATTTGGTATATTAGCTACAAAACTTGTTTCCGTATTATCGGTATAATTTTGTATCGCAGAAGTTAATTCGGAATATGTAAAACTCATGTTGTTACCACCGTTACACTACCCACGGAACCCGTAGAAACCCAGGGATTAGGGGTTAAGTTAAAGTTAAAAGGTTGCCCAACGGGATTAAAACCGTAATTAATAATTCTTTCTTGTGTTACGTTTTGAGGAGGTCTAGCATTTTTTAAAGCTTGCGGGTCAGATACAGTGCGAAAAGGCCCTAATTGAGGTTGTTTTGCTTCAAACTCATCTTTTCCAACAAACAGTCCGTTCCACTCTTTACGCATATCTCGATAATCATACCTAAACCCCGAACGATCGGATATTGCATAAGCGTTTTTTCCTCCGGCATATTTACTCATTATCCTCCTCCAAAATTATAAATTCTCGGCACAACAGTAAAAGACGCTCTATCTCTATCTTCTGTAGCGGCTCTTTCAAACTCTTCTTCATACAGAGCTTTTAACATTTGAAGCCTGTCTGGAGCTCTTTTCATAGAAATATAATAAGCTAGTCCGGCTGCTAAACAAGGATAAAATCTAAAGGGTAAGTCTAATGTGTTAGTATATATATCGGCGTCATCCATTCTAGTAAGTCGATTAAACTTAATAATATCCGTGTTGTTGTCTGGAGCAGGCCATACTTTTAAAACAGGCGTAATTTGCCGATCTAAAAAATATTGCGTAATTCTTCCAGAGCTGGTTTTATTAGGTATATTAATAAATGCTTCTCTACTAACCCTATCTATACTTAAATCAGTGCTGTCCCGTGTTATTACTGCGGACAACACGTCTATGGTACTGGCGGTATTCGACAAATCTACTGCCTGAGACAATGTAGCTGAAAAGGAGCTAGTTCCTCCCGTAACCATCTCTCCAGACACAAAAAGTCCTACGGGTATTGTTATGGAAAGAGTGTTGGATTCTAAATCCCCAACAGAAGAGGTGGGTAAATTAGTTATTTTTGCCGTTGCACCACTTGTTCCTCCAGTTACGGTTTCTCCAACAGAAAACCCCGCGTGAGAAGCCACTACCATAATTAACGTTCCCGCAGGGTATTCCGTAATCCCCTTCGCCGTAACAACAGAAGTTTCGGTAAAAGTCCATTGGTTGAGACCTCGGTTGGCCCATTCTGCAAGCATTAAATTTAAAGATCTTCGAGCAGATTTTAAATCATATCCGGTACGAACCTGTATTCCGCACCTCTCAAAAGCTTCTTCAACGTAGTCCGCAACGTCTAACTCAAAGTTTTTAGATCCAGATACTGCCATATTTACCCCAACAACTTAGCTGCAAAAGGAGCTACCAGCACTAATACAGCTAACCCCCATACTTTAACGTCTAACAATTTTAGAGTGCTTTTTTGATCGTTAAGGTTTTCTTCAATATTTTTATATCTTAACAAACACTCTGCTTCGTGTTTTTCTAGTTCTTTTAAAACTTCTATTGCTTTCATAACATTACCACGCTTTACACGACCAATACCGCGCCGAGAATTTGTCTTTTGCGGTGTCGCACTTGTGCCGTGCCCTAAAACTTTTTCTATTAGCAGGTTGATCTTTTTTTATTGACATATTTGGATCACCAAACCTAACCAATTTAATTTCGGAACCTTTTTTAGCAAGAACCGCACTTTTTTTATTTTTACTCGGAGTTCGTTTTGGTTTATTAAATCCTGAAAACGACTCCCCGCGATAGACCACTCTTCCAGAAGGTGTGCGTTTCACATCTTTAGTAGTAGCCATGATTCACTCCTATGCGTGATAAAACATCAGTAAATCCATCGTTGTTACAATAAAAGTTACATAACAACCTTCTGTAAACAACACCCCTTCATCGGGAATAAACGGGTCGTCTGTAGTGCTATCCGTTCCAATTGATCGAAACTGTATCAATTCAGTACCTGTTGCACCGGAGTTCCTAATGTTGGCTTTTCCTGCTGTTCCACCAGAAACAAAAGAAAACCCTTTTAATCTACTTCTACCAGCAAAAATCACGCCTAAAGCGTTATTATTAATGCCTGCCGACACGTTTCCTGCCGGGTTGCCCACGGCTGTTATACTGGCAATAGTTTTAAAATAACCTGAACTTGTTGCTGTTCCTGCGTTTGCTCCAGTAACATTCTCTGTAAGGGCCGCGCCATTTACATCTGTACCGACTACATTAAATGATTTTGAAGAATCATTTCCTGCGGATAAAATAGTTACCTGTCTTCCAGAAGCATTTGTAACACTTCCACCATCAGCCAAAGCACCTCCAATTACTAAAGCGGCGTTATTACCAACGGAAGTCGCAGTTGAAATACCGTCTGCGTCGAGAGCTACCTCATCGCTGATGATGACTGGGGTTATATCAGATCCTGCCATTTTGATCTCCTTTATAAAAGCGGTAGGGGTTTCCCCCTACCTAATTAAGAATTATGCGGCAAAAGCAAACGCACCAGTAGTACCTGCACCAAGATGTTGGAGGTTATACGAGACATTCCACAAACCTGCTGTTGTACAAGTGAAGTAGATGTAAGAACCAATGCTCATCAAATTTGTTGTTGCGTTTGCAGGAGTGAACTTTAACAAAGTCTCCCCAGCAGTAGACGCATCAAACGTAACTGCGCTACTTGCACGACTCTCCATTACACTGCCTGTTTCATAAGCATCACTGCCAGCACAATCAAAGCTCAAGAAGGCAGTACCGCCAGTAGTGTCTACTGATTGAGAATGTATACACACAACACCTACTGTGGCCGCTGGAAGAGTAGTGATCTGTTGCGCCCCTCCAGTAAATGGGTTGACATTAATTCCAGCAACATAAGAAATAGTAGCTCCTGTGGCTTTAGCCGTTACAGTTAGACCTTTTAAAGTCGGCATTCCGCCAGAAAAGACAGACCCTGCTACTGTAAGGTTACCGCCGATAGACGCATTATTTGAATAAGTTGAGTTTGTTGTAAAAGCACCGGTAGTCGCACTTTTAGTTACATCAGTAAAACCGTTTTCGGAGCGTACCGCTCCGGTAAATGTTGAATTAGCCATTTAAATCTCCTTGTCGTGGCAAATGTCAGCCGCAGAATACGACTGTCAAGGTGTTTACAGAGTACACTACCTCTTTATAAAAAGAAAGAGTGCAACCTTTAATTTATTTTTTAGCTTCTTCCGAAAGAATTAAACCTAATATGGCACAACCCAAACCTACAAAAACTAATTCTCCAATTCCTGTAATTGTTCCTATAGCAATTACACCAACGCCAATTGCGCCCCATGAAGACGGTTCCGATAATCTTTTTTTAATCCAATTCATTTTTTTATTCCTTTCTTTTTAACCATGCCACCATATTGCATTTTTACAGGTTTTTTAGCTGTTTTTGCCGCTTGTTGGAACTGTTTGTTAGTTGGAGCTCCTTTAGCACCGGCTTTTCTCATTTTTTCACCCGATCCGGCAGCTATTCGAGCTTTTTTATCACGAATATTTGAATATAATCCCGGTTTTGACATTTTTTATTCCTTTACATATTATAAAAAAAGGCGACCGAAGCCGCCTTTTCTATTTTTAATACAAGAGCTTTTAAGCTCCCGGAGTTCCAAACACACCACGCCAGTCTGAGACACCGAAGCTGTAACGCTCCCGAGCCTTAAACCGCATGTTTCCTGTATCAAAATCACCTTCCATGGCAGTTTTAATAGAAGAACGGTTAAAGAATTTAAAACCGTTTGGAGCGTCTGTTTTGATAAAATACGCATCAGAATCGGTGAGGAAGTGATTTACCGTCGCACCTTCTGGGAGCATTCCCATATTCTTCATTGCATTGTTATCGTTGTCCGCAGTTCCGCTACGCAAGTTTGAGTTCATTACTCTTTCTGCAATAAATTGCAGTTCTTTAGGAATAATAAGTTTCATACCGCGTATCGCAATCTTTAGACCTCGCTCGTCAGTCATTCCTGCTATGTCTATCAGCATTGATTCAAGAGAAGTCTCGTTGAGATCTGCTGCTGTTCCTAGCAAGTTACTTTGGTTGCCAGACAACGAAGGATGTGCTGCCGAACATAACGCTGCACCGTCGCCAATCACATGAACACCTGTGCTAAACGCATTGTTTAGTACATTTGCTGCTTTGATTTGCTTCGTTTGAGCCATGGAACGAGCCAGAGCTTTTGTGTAGCGTGACGCAAGACGGTCATACAAGTTGTCTTCAATAGCTTCCTCAGTAATTGAGAACGCTAAAGCAATCGTTTCGTTTGTGTAACGAGCCGTGTATGTTTCCTGTGCATCGTCAAAGCTGATTGCTCCGCCTTCACTTTTTACAGGTGCAGATGCAAATCCGCCCAACATTACTTCTTCTTCAAAAGCTCGGTCTGAACTTTCTTCGTCAAAGATTTCTGAATGCTCGTTTTCATAACGATTGTATTCAATCCCAAATAAGGCATTGAGACCGGGTTCTAGCTCTTTAGCCAGTTGTGCGCGTGATATAGCCATTTTCTAGTCTCCTATACGCCAGTTGTAGAAACAGTAGCCGCCGCAATAGAGCCAGTAGGCGCATTGAAGTGGTTGTTTATACGAACGATTAATGGGATACCCGCAGCAGTGAAATCAGAATTAGCAGGATCGTTTTGAATCCCCATAACTCTAAGAGCCAAAGTGTTGGTGGTTGCTATTGTATTTAGATCCGCTGTGGCAGAAGAGAGACCAGTGATAGTAGAACCACTGTTACCCGTTGCAAACGCTATGTTTGCAAAGACCGCTGCGCGGATTTCTGCTTCAGTGTTTGCCGCCGCTACTACGTTTGATGTAGCAACTTGGAACAATTGATTTGGATCGTCGTACACAAAAGCTTTAACGGGATAAGAACTATCCGCGCCAGAGCCGGGCCAGTAATTCGACCATACT